TCGATAAAGAATTGATCGATGGGGCGCTTGCGATCGATGCAGAAAGTACTGATCAACTTACGAAAGAGGCCATCAACCTAACAGGACTTGCCAATCCAAATTCGACCACGCAACTTTTAGCGTGGCTATCGGAGAAGAAAGTTGAAGCAAAGGACATTCAAAAAGCTACAGTGGCAAAGTTAATTGACGAAGTTAAGGACGATAGAGTCAAAAGGGTACTAGAAATTCGTCAGCAATTAGGAAAGACTTCAGTAAAAAAGTACGAAGCGATGAAAGAGTCTATGGGAGAGGGCGACAGAATCCGAGGACTGACGCAGTATTACGGGGCCAACCGTACAGGACGCTGGGCAGGAAGGCTAGTACAGATGCAAAACCTTCCACGAAATTACATTGGAACTCTTGATATGGCAAGAAAGATGGTGAAGGCAAAGGACTATATTGGGCTAAAACTGGTCTACGGCAATGTTCCAGATACGCTCTCCCAGTTAATCCGAACCGCCTTTATCCCTTCAACGGGGCATAAATTCGTAGTGGCCGACTTTTCTGCCATTGAAGCTAGGGTGATTGCCTGGCTAGCAGGCGAGACATGGGTTAATGAGGTGTTTGCCACGCACGGTAAGATCTATGAAGCTACAGCATCACAAATGTTTCATGTGCCGATTGAACTCATTAAAAAAGGCAATCCCGAGTACAGTCTTAGACAAAAAGGCAAGGTTGCTACACTTGCACTTGGGTACCAGGGTGGAACAGCGGCATTGATTGCTATGGGTGCACTTTCAATGGGGCTATCAGAAGATGAATTACCTGATATCGTGCATAGATGGAGGGCCGCCAACCCTAGAATTAAAGATTTATGGTATGCCGTTGAAGCGGCTGCTATTCAAGCTGTAGAAACGGGGCAGGCCCAGGCAACACACGGACTATTATTTACAATGGAATATGATTTGGTGTACGGACAGAGCTTTTTAACGGTTACCCTACCGTCAAAGCGAAAATTGTTTTATCCAAAGCCATTCCTTGCACCCAACCAATTTGACTCTCCTGCTATTCACTATTATGGCATTGATCAGAGTAAAAAATGGAGTGTGGCGAATACCTATGGCGGAAAGCTGACAGAGAATATCGTACAAGCAATCGCAAGAGATTGCCTTGCGGTCACTCTACAACGGATTCACGAGAAAGGCTTACAGGTCGTGTTTCATGTGCATGATGAGGTGATTGTAGATGCACCTATGGAAACGACCGTAGAAGAGCTTTGTGGCATTATGGCACAGCCTATTGAATGGGCACCTGGGCTAGTCTTAAAAGGTGCTGGGTTTGAAAATGACTATTACATGAAGGACTAAGGTATGAAGAATGACAGAAAAATCTTAATTAGCTCTGCGGGTTCAAGAAAGGCCGTTGTTTGGTCAAGAAGTAGCCTATTATGGTCAGAATTTACACAGAAGCTAAAAGTTCCTGTACGAGGGCATGAGACAATGGAAGAATACTTAAATCTTCCAAAGCAAAGGCAGGATGAATTAAAAGATGTGGGCGGTTTTGTAGGCGGAACTTTTAAGGGTGATCGAAGAAAAGCCGCTAATGTAGAGGGGAGAGACCTTATCACTCTAGATCTGGATAATATTCCCACAGGAAAAACAGAAGATATTATCAAGCGTGTGACGGCCTTAGGATGTGCATCTTTAGTTTATAGTACAAGAAAGCATACTGCATATGCTCCGAGATTACGAATTGTAATTCCTTTAGATAAAACCGCATCAGCAGATGAATATGAGCCGTGTGCAAGAAAGTTAGCCTCCCTGATTGGGATTGAATTCTGTGACCCAACCACATTTGAAGCATCGAGACTGATGTACTGGGCAAGTACCTGTGCGGACAGTGAGTATGTATATGTGGTCAATGACATGCCGTTTTGTAGTCTTAATGGTATTTTAAACACTTACGGAGATTGGCAAGATGTGACGCAGTGGCCACAAGTGTCAGGAGCTGAAGCCATCGAAAGAAGAAGGCTAGCAAAACAAGAAGATCCGACAACAAAAAGTGGCGTTGTGGGTGCGTTTTGCAGGACTTACCGTATCCAAGATGCGATGGAGAAGTTTATTCCTGGAATGTATGAGCCTACAGCGATACCTGGACGATACACCTATACAGGAGGCTCTACCGCAGGCGGGGCTGTCATTTATGACGGAGATTTATTTATGTACTCCCATCATGCTACAGACCCTTGTTCTGGTCAGTTAGTTAATGCATTTGACTTAATTAGACTACATAAGTTTGCAAATAAGGACGACGAAGCAAAGCCAGATACGCCAGCCAATCGACTTCCATCCTATACGGCGATGGTTGCCCTGGCTCTGGCAGATAAATCAGTAGCCGATTTAATGACAAAAGAGAAGTTTTTATCTGCTAGAGAGGCATTTGCAAGTTCCTTTCAAGTTCCAGAGCCTGCAAGCAAAGAGTTAGAGGCTTCAGAAGATGACCTTGAATGGGTCAATCAGTTAGCAAGAAATGAGTCGGGGGCGATTCTTAAGACCGTCAACAACATGATTATTATCTTAAAGAACGATCCATCATTAAAAGATAAAATTGTCACTGATGAGTTTGCTGGCCGTGGTCTTGTGATGGGTGCTGTACCATGGAATGCATCGAATGAACGCAGACAGTGGGACGATGCAGATGATGCAGGGGCATTTTGGTATATGGAAACCTTTTATGATTTGGGCTCAAGAGACCGACTAGATGATGCCCTGACTATCGTAGGGGCAAGTAATACCATTAACGAGGTAAAGGAATACCTGCAAGGCTTAAAATGGGACGGTAAGAAAAGAGTAGAACGGCTTTTACCCGATTACTTAGGGGCTGAAGACAGTGTATACACCCATGCTGTAATGAAAAAATCACTATGCGCGGCAGTGGCTAGAGCCATGTCAGGAGCTGTGAAATACGACTATATGCCAATCTTTACTGGACCACAAGGACTAGGTAAGTCCACATTCCTTGCCATTTTAGGTAAAAATTGGTTCTCAGATTCATTAGCTACTTTTGAAGGAAAAGAAGCGGCTGAGCTAATTCAAGGGACTTGGATCAATGAGGTTGGAGAGCTTACAGCGATGACAAGGCAAGAAACCTCCGCAGTAAAGCAGTTTTTAAGCAAAAAAGAAGACATTTATCGTGCAGCCTATGGAAGACGGACAGAAAGGCATCCACGGCGGTGTGTGTTCTTTGGAACGAGTAATGATGCAGAGTTTTTAAAAGATGCTACAGGTAACCGCAGATTTTGGCCAGTAGATGTCGGGGTATTCCCAGCAAAGAAATCGGTTTGGAAGGATTTGCCAGAAGAAGTAGATCAAGTATGGGCAGAGGCATATATGTATTGGTCTTTGGGAGAACCATTATATCTTAATAGTGAACTGGAGGAGATGGCCAAAGAGCAACAAGAGCAACATAAAGAATTGACAGGTAAAGAAGGCGTTGTTCTTGATTACCTCGATAAGATGGTTCCTGCCAACTGGGATTCCGTGGCTTTAAGTGCAAAGCGAGCTTTCATTCAGGGCAATGCCACTGGTGTAACAAAGCTAAAGAAGCTTGACAGAGTATGTGCAGTGGAAGTCTGGGAAGTTTGCTTTGGAGGTGACAAGCGATATATGAAGAAGTCAGATGCCATAGAAATCAATGCCATCTTAGGTTCTGCAAAAGGCTGGGTGAGAACTCTATATTATACTTCCGATTACGGAAGACAGAGAGGGTTTAAACGCATTTAGCGTGGAACAAACTATGGAACAAACTACGGAACAAAGTCACAAACGGAACAAACCATGAATGGAACAAACTTTTTTTGTTCCACGATTGTTCTATGACTTTGTTCCGTGATAAATGGCTTATATTCGTTATTTATTAGCAATGGAACAAACGGAACAACAAATCTATATAATATAAAAAATAGGGGAATTAGGGAGATTAGGGCGTATATATATAGCCCCTAACACGCCTATTTGAAATATACATATACGCGTGTAGAAAGTTTGTTCCATTGTCCCAAGAGGAGTAAAAGATGTTAGAAAGAGATTTAGAACAGAGATTTGTAAGGGGTGTTAAGAGAGCAGGTGGGGGATGCTTTAAATGGGTCAGCCCAGGTAATGCAGGTGTGCCTGATCGCATTGTCGTCATTGATGGACGAGTGATATTTGTCGAACTAAAAACCGAACACGGTAGACTAAGTATTTTACAAAAAGCCCAGATTAGAAAATTGCAACAACATGGTGTAAATGTGAAGGTCCTCTATGGTCAAGCTGAAGTTGACGCTTTTGTTGCAGAAATGAAAGGCGGTGAGGTTTAATGCAATTTGTTCCCCACGCATATCAAAAGCATTGTATAGACAAAATTATTGAGCTAGACAAAGTAGGACTGTTCTTAGACATGGGGCTGGGAAAGACCGTGACAACGCTGACGGCCATCAAGGAATTAAAGTATAACCGCTTTCAAGTTCGTAAGGTCTTAATTATTGCACCAAAGAAAGTGGCTGAAGGAACTTGGACAAAAGAAAAGGATAAATGGGACCATACACAAATGCTTCGAGTGTCTCCCGTTCTTGGGTCAGAGAAAAAAAGAATAAAAGCAATTAACACACCATCAGACCTCTATGTCATCAATCGTGAAAATGTGGTATGGCTGGTTGATTATTATCGCAATGCATGGCCTTTTGACATGGTCGTCATTGATGAGTCCAGCAGCTTTAAGAATCACTCTGCAAAGCGATTTAAGGCACTTGTGCAAGTAATGAGTAAAATTAAACGCCTAGTTGAGCTCACAGGAACACCGAGCCCAAATGGGTTAAATGATTTATGGAGTCAGATTTATTTGCTTGACGAGGGTAGACGGTTAGGCAAACGGTATGGGCAGTTTCGAGAACGCTATTTTGATCCAGGACGACGAGGCCCGCAGGGCTTTGTGTATGATTACGACCCAAAAGACGGTGCAGAGCAGTCGATACTTTCCGCTATATCCGATATTTGTATCTCCATGAAGGCAGAAGACTATTTGCAGTTACCTGATATGGTAATCCATGAAATCCCTGTGTCCTTAGATGCGAAAGCCGAAAAGGCCTACAAGGAGCTAGAACGAAAAATGATTTTAGAGCTTCCAGAGAACGAGGATATTAGTGTAACCAGTGCGGCGGCACTTAGCAATAAGCTTTTACAGCTTGCAAACGGTGCTGTGTACGATGAAGAGCATAAAGCCCATGAAGTCCATACTAGCAAGTTGGATGCCTTTCTTGAGCTTGTAGAGAGCTTACAGGGCAAACCACTGCTTGTCTTTTATAACTTCCAGCACGACAAAGAAAGAATCTTAAAAGTTCTAGGCACAAAGAAGTTAAGAGTTAAAGAGTTAAAGACCGTGCAAGATGAGGACGATTGGAACCATCAAGAAATTGATATTTTGCTTACACATCCAGCAAGTAGTGCCTATGGGCTCAATCTTCAGCAAGGCGGA